ATAGAAGAGTTACATTGTTCTGCCCAATAACTCCAGTGATCTTACGCATACCCTTTGAGATGACTCGGGCCTGAAGACCAATTGTGTTATCCTCATATTCACCATCAAGCTCTGCCTTAGGGGACGTCGCTGCTACTGAATCCCAGATTACTAGAATTGGAACGTTCTTATCAAGGATCTGCTTGGCCTTTGTGATTGTAGACTCGATGATCGAAAACACTTCTTCTGTGCAGTGAGAATCGCAATACACAAATCGCTTACGAACATCGATTCCCATTGTTGCAAGCTTGGCTACAGGAGTTGCATTCTCGGTATCGACATAAACAACGAGACCACCAAGCTTTTGAGCCATGGCCGCGGCGTGATAGGCAAGATGAGACTTACCGATAGAGGGAGCGCCAGAGATCTCAATGATTCGACCCTCAGGGTAACCACCGTGAGTGGCATTTCGAATTGCATAGTTTAGTTGAACGGAACCTGTGTCCAACCATCGTTTGACAACCGTCGGGGCTTCATCTTCCCCGAGGTTATATGCAATCCTTTGACCAAATTCCTTATTTAGAGCCTTGATCAGGTCATTTGTCATGTTCGCTACTGTGCTGTCATCTTCAAGATCATCAACCTTTGATTTCTTTGCCATATGTTCTGTTATTATCCTCTTAAGTGTGGTGATAGTACAAACGCCGGAGACCTATTTGATCCCCGGCGTTTTTTATGTTTCAATCAAATAAGAATCACTCATTCATGAGATCAGCAAAGGCATCATCGAGCGATTGTTTCTTGCCGCCATCGTCTTCCTTCTTTGACTTCTTGGCCGCAGGCTTCTCAGTTGATGCTGACTTAACCTCCGCAACGAGATCATCAAGAGCGTCGGTGGTTGCTGGACCTCGAGAAACCTCGAGACTTGAATCTGTTGTTCCACCGTTGAGCCAGTTATTAAGAACAGTCTCAATCTCTTGTGTTGACTTGAGACGATACATGTCATCCAAGTTTGGAATCGTGTTCAACCATGTCTCCATTTGCTTTGCATCTTCATGAAGCTTTGATGGCCTACGAGCAGGATCAACAACTGTATCGTTGAATTGCTTTCCTGGTGGCTTTGAGATCGATATCTTTAGATCAAACCCTTCAGTTGGAGAAAGAATATCACCAACTTCTTCATCAAGGAAGAAACCAAGCATTCGTTGATAGACAAGCTTACCAAATGCCCAAACCTGAACTCCCTTGTCTTCCTCACCTCGGACGATGACTGGGGCATAGCAACGCATCTTTGGTTGTAGCTTCTTGGCAAGATTGCGATCATCTGGCTTACCACTGCTATATAGCTTTCGAATCAAATCATTGATTGGATCTGGTTTGCCGAATTGGTGGGGTGTTAGAATACCTGCATTTTCACCGAGGTAATAGAACCAACGTTCTGCAAAGGGTTGGCCGTCTGGTGAATTCTTCCAGGGTAGGCAGCGAACCTTGTGTTCTCCAAGCTGTGGTTTCCACATTTGGATCGATGAGGTCTTCTTAACACCGCTGAGCTCTGCAACACGACGCTTAATTGCTTCTAGATCAATAGCCATTTTGTTTTTTCCTTTTCCGTTTCCTGTTTCCGTGATGGCAGGAATTTCTGTCATCCTGCTCCATGCAGGTGATCATTACCCTACCATTAACTTTTAACTGTGTTCAACTTTTAAATTCACGCCCAACTTGGGTTTTTTCGCTTCTTGCTCTTCTTACGAGATCTTGATCCAGGAACTGGTAGATCTGGGCTCATCCCAAGAGGCAACGAAAAGCCGGCAATTGCTCCAACGCCGCTGAATTCATCAAGTTCTTTATCTTCTTCCAAATCCTTATCCTTATCCAATGGTGCTTCACCTTTATTAAGTGAAACGAGTTGTGATGCAGTCGGAAGGCTGTTCTCTTCCATGATTTCAGAGATCATCATCCGAATGTACTCACGAAACTCTTTGTTCATAAGGATTAAATATCAATCAAGGAGTCCAGACACCACCAACTTTTTCTTGCATGGTGGAAATATAGTCGGCAGTCATAACAACAAAAACTAGAGGATTCGTCTTTAGACAATATGGTTTGTTCTCGTCAAGAACGAATCCATCATTAAGAAGAATCGAAAGATACTCATCTGTCTTTAATTTAAGACCGAATGCCTGACACATGTGAACACTTCGTTGCGGAGTTGACATGTATTGCATGTCCTTGTTATATTTGTACAGCTCGCCGAGCTTGTCGCGGTGCCAATCAGATTCCTGAGGAATATAATAGTCCGTCACGGTCCCATCATCATTTGCTAGACCTACCTTACCAAGGTCATGAAATAGACAACTAATGATTAATGATTCCTTAGGAACTTCCCAACCATAAGTCTTCACAAGCTTCATGGCATTGGACAGGACTCGGAGGGAGTGCTCGACTAATCCACCAACCATACAATTATGATAGTCTTTACGGCTTGATGCAGGACACAATGCCAACTGCTCGCCAAGAGAATCAACCATCTTTAAGGCTGTTTCTGATCGATCTCCAAGCTTCTCGCACAACGAACGGAATTTGTCAAAGTTTGCTGCAATTTCTTCTGGTTCTAGTGACATATTGACCTATCGTAATTCTTTTAAAATTGGTGTACAAGTTTTTACCTTGAAATTTCCTCAATTTTTAGAGGGAACGCCTGATCATACCCAGGTACCTTTATCTTATTGATCTTGGCCACGTCGTCCAATCGATCTGGGTGAACATCAAGAATCAATGCATCGTGTAGGACGAAGACAGGCCGCACTCCTTCTGTTCCTAAAGAGTCAATTACATTTCCGAATCCCATGAGAGATACATCTACGCCGGTGCTCTGAGCATAATAGCTCACAAAGATGTTGTCCTGTGGTCGGTCAACAGTCAACAGTCTTCCGAATCGATTCTTAATGTACCCTGTCTGTTTGTGCTCTTCCTTGAGCCTCTTGATCAAGGCGCGAGTATCGATGTATTCTTCTATTTGTTTGATCACCTTGGTGACCTTGTCTTCCGACACTCCCAGGTTCAAGGCCACCGTCGTCTTTGAAGATCCATATAGGACTGATAAGACTGCTGCCTTCACAAGGTCGCGAGGCATTCCTCCGAATCTTTCTGCCAACATTCCGTACAGATCAAACTCAGGACAATCGTTCCCAGATTCATAGAGCAGGATTCGAGCCTCCAAAGAAGCAAAATCTATAGAGATGATCTTACCATCCGGATGGGACGGCTTGATGATGGGACGATATTCCTTTTTGAGAAGCAGGATGTTCGGACCTGACTCAATGACGAGACGGCCTGTCACAGTTCCAAATCGATCATAGGTGGCTGGCTGTGCATATCCACCTGCGCGGGGCCTGAATGATTCGACAACCTGAGCATTCATCGCAGATGAATTGATGATTTCTGCCACCCTAACGCCATCGGTCTTCGCAGGACGAATTGCATTTAGGATCTTGTTTCCAGGCATCCATGTTGATTCATAATATGAAGTTGAAATGTTCTGATTGTCTCTTACGTAATTTACAATATCATTAAAGAATTCTTTATATTTTGACGGAGGCATGACCATGGACCAAGGAGGAATAGAATCCGTCAATGTTGACATTGCTTTTCTATACTGGTCGGGAACCTTTGGTATGTCTCCTAAAGATTCAAGTTTCAATACGCTGTCTAAACACATCAAAGAATCATGTTTGAAGTTTCCGCTCAAATGCCAAATATTATCAGGAATTTTTTCTATCCACCTGAATCCGTCGTTGGAAATCAATAAACTCTTTTGAGAACCGATCAAACATGAATTAATAACAACATCCACCCATACATCTTAAAACAATGATCCATCATTTTTCATGAATTATCGTTTTTTTGCTCCGGGGACCTGAACAGGCTTCGTTGTCTTTTGATCAGTAACCTGTTTCGTCATTGCAGATATTTGTTTGGAAAAATCCTGTGGACTTTCATATTGACCGTACGCATCTGAAAATGTTAATTTTATTTCTGTTTGAAAGTTCCCAGGACTTATATTGTGAGTCAACCCCGTGATGTTATATAGATTATCCACGGTCGTTCCAGTTCCTAAGTCAACGAAATATTGTTGCATATAGTCGACAAGCGGACATCCTAACGTCGTCAAGCTTAATTGACCAGGAATTACGCGGAGAGGCAAACCGGCGCCTGAAGAACCGTTTGGGTTCGTCACGCTCGTCGAATTCGTGTTATTACGCAATATCATGATCGTGCTTAACAGAGCGTCTTGTCCCGTGGTGTACGATATATTCTTTACTGCAGTACCGTTTGACCCAATAAGAATCGTTGGGGTAAATTCAGAAATTTTCTTTTTCACAGTAGAAAATGTAGCGTTTTCAAAATCAAAAACTTCAAATTTCGTTTTCGGTGAACCAGAAGTATCGTCTTCGACAAATTTTCTGATTTGTTCAACATCCTTCGCTGCAGTAAGCTGACTCGTTAATTTTTCGTTGTTTGTCTTGATGCTGTTCTCATCAGCTCTTGCGGCAGCGAGTGCGCTCTCGGCGGCGTCGGTCGCGCCCTTTTTCTTTTTTGCAGTGGCAACGGCGTCTTCGGCTTGTTTGACTTTAGCACGAGCGTCGGAGAGCTTTGCTTCATTAACTCTAACGGCGTTTTCTATCTGAGATTTAAATGCCGTGATATCAGCTGAAACAAGCTGTTTACCATCAGCTTGTTTCATGATTGTTGCAGTAGTATGATGAGGTGTCGCGGCCCTATCATAAACGTGGATTCTCATGATGCGTTTTGTCGTGCGGCTGGGCGAATTATTCGTTGTTTCCACTGAAATTTTTTCAAATTGTCTTAATAAATCCGTGTCTTGGTCTGGAACAGATTTTCCGTTAGGGTCAACCTTCATGTACCCTGTTTCGACAAAAAAGTCGATAGTAGGTTGCATAAATGAACCACCATTGCTAAAATTTTCTATCATCGTTTTTTGAAAATCCTTAGCTTTTGATTTGTCAGAAACTAAGACGTCTTTTTCATACGTAAAAAAATCATAAAAACCAAACGCACGGTGGCGAATATCTTCAAATTGTGAAGACCTAACAATTTTAAGAAAATTAAGAATTGTCATCGTTTCTCCCTTTTGGTCTTGAACAAGTTTTGCATAAGCTTTTCTTAAAAGATCTATATCAATAGGAAACTCTGCAATATTGATCGATGCAACCTGACCGGCGCGGGAATTTAAACTATAAAATATCACTTGAAATTCGTCAATAACGCCGCTAGCATTTGCCGCTGCATCAAGAAAATAATTAAAAAATAGTCTACCAAAAGAAATTTTTCCAAAACTGTTAAAGTCTGGATTTTCTTGGGCATTGACTGACCCTAATTTTCCGAAGGTCTTCGGCGCGGCTGCTACTGCAAGCTTCGCAAGTGGATGCTCGCTAGGTTTAAAATGCGGATTGATATCCTTATCAAATTTTCCTTGAAAAAAAGAAAAAAGATCTTGTTTAACAAATTTACTAAGCCTAGTAAATCTTTGTTCTGCGGCGGTTTTCGCCGCGGCATCGAGGTCTTGCTGCGCTCTTGTTTGTGAACTACCTTTGGTTCTAAGCATCGTCGCCGCGATAAGCTCCTTCGCGCGGGTAGCTCGTTCGTTATTACACTCGCTAAGGGCTGATGATAACGCTATGTATTCTTCATTGTACGTTTTATAATCGATATCAGGGAATGTACCATTATTTGCTGCGTTAATGATGATGGACCCTCTGACGTCTGCGCCGCCGATGTTATATGACTTTATCCCCAGTTCCCCCAAGATGTCTTTTAATTCAGCCATGTCTTGTTCCATTTTTTCACGGGCGTTTTCAAACGCAAGGCCGGCGCCCGAGGAGGAAACGTTGATCAATTCGCTAGCTCCTTTTGTAAACAAATCTAAAGTAACTGTCACTGTTCCTGAATCTTCAATGGACATGCTGCTACCTTTGATGCCATATGCTTCACGAGTCATCATGTTTTCATTAATAAACGTCAAATAAGGATTTTCATCCACATTAGGAACCTGTCTAGGTGCACGCCAGCCATATGTCAACCATATGGTAGCTGATTGATACAACTTAGGATTCATAAAATCAGCAATCTCTGATAACCTAGATCTATCAAATATTCGTAAGGTTAACTTTGCTGATTTAAATGATATCACGCCGACAGAGCCTGCCACGTTAACTGAAAGGTTGGTTATAACCCCGAATGGCAACGTAGGGTTTAACGTCGGTTGAAACTTTTTTATCGTTGATCCATCATAATCCATGTTAATCAACGTCTGAGGCATCGTAAAAAGTTCCATCCCAGCAATGAAGTCTTTTGTCACGGTTTGTGCGGTCGGGACTGTAGTTGTGCCAGCGTTTCCTGCTCCACTTTGTTTAAGCACAACGACTCTGTCGGCGGCCTTGGGAGGCAATGGCTGACCGGGTTTCTGACCAGGAAGATCACCTGCCGCGGCGGCTTTTCTATCTTTTTCTACTCTTAGCCGTTCGTCACGGTCGGCACTCGTTTGAATTTGTTGCGTTGGTAAAGATTCAACTTGTCTTAAAATAGATGAATTGTACATTAATGATGTTGCAGACGAATCATTATTTATTTCATCTGGTCCTAACAAGAACTTTAATTGTCCCATTGAAACAGTCTGTTTTGGTCCTGAAGAATCGAGAGAGTTTTTTCTATT